GTCATTGTCACGGCTTGGATGCCTTGCTCTGACTTAGTTCCTTTCAAAGGATGGTAGCGCTTAACTTGAGCAGTTATCTCTTCAATTTGGTCATCGTTTAAGAACGTTGTTTCTTTAAGAGCTTTATAGCCGCCAGAAGTATCGCCCTTGAGTATTTTCTTAACTGCGCCAGCTGTGCCTTTCCAAGCATAGCCTAGACCTTTAACAACCGGATAAGCAATGGCCTCACCTATAACAGCGAGCTCACCAGCATTAAGCGCTGTCCAAGCTGCAGCTTCTGCGTCCATGTCTAACTGTAAACGCATTGCTGCATTTAGGTAATCAACTTCAGCACCAGCCACAGAGCCAGCTAGAGTTCCAGCTAGAGCGCCAGGGATGTTACCAGCAATACCACCGCCAACTCCACCACCGATAGCACCAATAAGTTCGAATTTGTCGTTAGCTAAATTTGTTAAGAAGCCTGGGGTGATTTCTTCATACTCGCCTTGTTCATTCTGCAAGTAGAAGCCTTCAGACATTGGGCCTTCACCCTGGTCCCAAAGTAGCTCTTTGCCAGTCTTCTCTTGGAACAGCGTTTGAATGCGTAAGCGACTAGATTGACGAGCCATATCGTATCGCTGCTTAGCTGCTTCTGCGCCTACCATTTCAGGCAAGTCAGTCATTACAATTGAGGATTGAACAGGGTAGAGAGTCTGTAAGGCGCTTAGCACCTCTTCGTCTGTCATGTTCTGCTGGTCGTCGATGATAGTGTCATAAGCAGCCCGTGGAGCGTTAACACCAGTACCGTAAGACTTGAGCTCAGCAGGCGTGTCATAGCGAGGAGGTGGCGGCTTCTTCTCAACAGTCTTAGCTTTCGTATCTTTAGTTTCAAGATACTTAACAGCTTCTTGCACAGACGCACCTTGGTCTACAGCTTGCGTTAAGAACTCTAGTTGCATTTGAACGTCGTCCAGCGCAAAGCCCTTAGCTTCTAACGCTTCAGTTACTTGTTGTTCAGACGCACCTTGTTTGTAGGCCATATAAGCAACACCAGCAGCGGCAGCAGGGCTAGAATATAAGCTAAAACTAAATGGCTTATCTAGGTCGAGCTTACCTTTTTGAGGCGTAACTTTCAACGCATCCGATAGTTCTTGAGAAGCAGCACTAGACATGACTGTACCACGTTTATCGTGCATTGCTCGCTCGAACATCAAGCTAGTGGCTGTGTCATGGTCTGCTACGCCTAAAGCCTGAAGCTCGTCAGATATACCAAGAACATTAGTATCAGATGTATCTGCTACCATTCTTTCGTACAGAGCAGTTATGTCCTGAGTGAAGTCTGTAGCACCATTCTCGACGAATGTACCCTTAGGTTTGATAACTGCGTAGGTTGTGGTACCTTTAGTGACCATTTCGAAGTCGGAGCCGGATGCTTTGGCTATCTTCTTAGCTGTATTGACTACTTGAGACTCATACCACTTTTGCACGCCAGGAGCACGAACTAAGTCTTTAATGTCAGCACCAGAGATTGGGATAGCTAATTGTGTACGACCTTCTTCGATTGCGTCGATAAGCTCGCGTTCAATGCCTTTACGTAACCACTGTTTCTCATGTGGTGATTTAGGTATGCCCGGTGCATTTTCTCCTTGGAAGTCCCATTGGCCTGTAGCCATCTCTTCAGCTACATCTAGTCTATGCATGTCTGCTTCAGGATAAGTAGAATCAGCTGCTCTCATAGCAGTCTCTAGCACCGTCATAGTCTCATCTACGGCATCAGTTAGCGCGTCAGTAGTTTCATATGCGTTATCAAATGCTTCATTAGCTGCGTTGTGCGCGTCTAATGCTGCTTCCACGGCTGAAGTATCAACACTAGTTGCTTCGCCCGCGTCAACGTAACCTTGCTGTCTGCCTGCTTGGTGGAGGTCGGATTGGATTTCTTGTAGTACACGTACAGGTGCACCGTCCCAGTCCTCGTCGTAGATTCGAGTGTGAGCTAAGTAATCCGGCACATCCGTATGGCTAGAAGTATAGCGAGAACCTTCGATTCCCTCTTCTAGGTCCACCTGACTTACTGGCATTTCGCCTCGTAGCATAGAGGCTATCTCTTCGTCTGAGGCCTCCGCGGACAATACGACTCTATGGGCTGCAGCTACCTCGTCCACACTGTTATACACTTCGTCTGCGCTAGAAAAACCTAAAGACTGTGCGACAGTATCATCCAAGTCTGCACCTTGCTGCGCCGCCTCCAGGATTCTACGCTGGTCGGCAGTAAGGGTCAAAGGACCTCCGCTTTTGCGGGCTTTAGACTGACTACCTTGCTCACTGAACGATAGCACTTTCATTTTGTACGTTGGGTTGTCTTTACCTGCCGGCAGACTAGTGCTCTGGAAGCCTTTAGTTTCAGTAGTATAGAACTTGTCTTTACGGCCTGCTTCAGCTTCGACAATTTGCTGCTTTGACACTTTACCGGATGTAGGTAAGTTCATACCCGCAAACTCTAGCTCTTCGGCTTTGACCCCTTTCTTCATAAGTTGAGGAACCACAGATTGAGCCTTTACAGACCCCTCTGGTAAGTTCTTAACAACTTCTTTAAGCAATGACTTAATAGCGCTCATTATTAACCCTCATTCGTATTTTGTGGAAGCTTCATGCTCTTTGACATACCGCCTTGGCCTTGTGGTCCGCCTGCAGCCATCGAAGAAGCCTGTTGTTGTGCAGCAGGGTCTTGAGATAGCATTTGTGCAGTCTGGTCCATAATCTCACTAATCTCTGGGCTATATTTAGTTCCCATAGTTTTGAGAGCGAGTGAGCTAATTTTAAAGAAGCCAGCTGGATTGACTTGTGCAAGCTGTTGACCAATATTACCGGACATGACACTTTCAAGCATTAGCTGTCCTTTCTCATCCTCATCATTGTAAGCAGAAGATTCAATCTTAACGTCTACATCACTAAATTCAAAGTCTGTACCTTCTTCAGAGACAGGAGCTAACAAAATGTTACCTTCCTTGTCAATCATCTCTTCACCAGTGTCTGGGTCAAGAACTTCTAGTAGGATAGGCTGCTGACCAGGTTCACCTGTTTCTGGGTCTACTTGTCCAGTAGGCATCATCATAGGCTTGTTAATTTCTGCCCAACGCATACCAGTCATAGAGTCGGTAATACGTAAGAACTGGTTAGAGCGGTAGAATTGCTTAACTAACATAGCAGTATCAGTAGCTAAAGAACGATAGAATGATTCTATGCGTGCAGTAACATAGCGCAATGACATAATAGTCGCACTTTGCTGTAGCTTAACTTTGCGACCTGAGTCACTTGCAAATGCCATACCTAAGAAGCTGTCGTTGATACCTAGTACACGCTGGATGCGGTCAAAGGCTTTATCGATGATGGTGTACTGCTCCATCACTTCGCCACTCATATTCTCAATCTTTATACCGTTTAAACGCTCAACAGGTATGACAGCATTAATACGGTTAACTAAAGCTTGGAACTCTTCAACAGTGCCGTCTAACGCATCCTTCTGTACGAACACCTTAGTTGTATTAGCCATCATCTGGATTTGGATTACTGCTTGATTGATAGCTTTCTGTGATTCAATAACTTCGCGGAATATACCGTAGTACTCTTTAGCATTCGACGATTGGAGTTTTTGCACACGGTAAGGCCAACGAGTAGCTCGTGTTGTGATTTCTGTCTTGCGCAGCATGATAGTGTCAGCCCAGAACATCGACCAGCGCTTACCTGCGTCATCTTCCATAACCGTATGAACGACTAAGAAGTTATCATGTACTCGGTAGTTACCAAAGTAACCTGAACCATAGTCCGAGCCGTAGCGTTTGTTAGATACTTCAGAGCGGTCGAACTCTGTATCTTCCTGGTTTAAGAAGTTGCTGTAGGCATCTAACTTAGCTACCGTGCCTCTACCAAACGTCTTGATAATGTCTTCTTTAGTCATCCACTTGAAGCGATGTAAGAAACGAGCGTCTGAGTAGTCATCAAGCGAACTCATAGGGTCTAGAACTAACTCATAGTCAGGCACGTGATGTAGTTTAACAGCGTTTATTGGTCTACCAAAGGGGTCTTTTTCACCTGTATCAAGTACTTCTGTGTAAGAGCAGAGTAAACCAGAGATTAGGCCACCTAGCTTTATTTGGTCGCCTTCGATGTCGAAGCGATTCTGCTCAAATATGTAGTTGATTGTGTCGTTCAGCACAGTAGCAGTGGTAATGTCTCGAGGGTGGCGAGGCTGTACAACTACTGTGTTCACAACAGTAGAGTAGTAGCCAACAAGCATGCGCGCGAACAACTTAACGACGTTAAACGTCTCTTTAGGTTGCCCACGGCTTTCTAGTACAGCCTGCTCTTCTAAGGTGTATTGACGATTGTGAAATTGGTCCCACACAGTATCAGCTTCGATACGAGAGTCTTCAAAGACCTCATAGCCAAGCTGGAAGGTAGATTTGCAGTTTTCAATATTCGCTTTCATTATTTACTCACTTCTTTAAAGAGTGCATCGAAGTCAACATTAGCTCCAGGTACTGGTGTTGTATCTTGAGCTTTAATCTTCTCACCTAACGTTGCAGCTGTTTCTTCCTTAGACTGAAGGCTTGTACTCTTAAGTCCGATATTACGGATATCACCTAAGCGAGCGTCAAGATTGCGGATAACGTCGTCTACTTCACCGATGTCTTTACCTAAGTAAAACTGAGCTAAGTAAGGGTCGTTCAAATCACGAATGGACTCCATTTGGTTCTTGATAGTCTGTACTTGTGTTCTGAACTGCGCTAAAGCTGGTTTAAGCTGCAGTTTAAGTGAGCCTGCTGCTTTCTCAAACGCTTTCATCTCTTGTTCGGTCAATGACTGACCTGACAAGGTTTTGCGCATGTTGTTTCGGAACGTATGGTAGGCAGATGTTGCTGCTTTACCTCCGACTTCGTTGACGAAGTAGCCTTTTGCACTTGACAGCATGTTGTCCAATATGCCCGTCTGTTCTTCTGAAAGTTCTTCACCGACTGTCCCCGCAAGTTGAGTTAGGTTGCTGAAGTCACGCATAACACGCTTATCTTCAGTAGTAAACTTAATGTCTCTTAGGTCTTCAATTTGGCCAATTTTACGATGTATCTGAGCTCTTTCTTTAGGTTTAAGGTCAGCCATATCAAGGTCGAAGAAATCAATCTCATCAAGTGAGTCTTTAACTGCTTCAATAGAGCCAACTTCTTTTTGCGTAGAAGTAGGTGTGCGCCTGTCATAAGCAGCATTAGCCGCCATAACTTCTTCAGACGTAGGATTACTAGGGTCAGCAGCATTAGCGTTCAAGTGGTCTTGCTTAAACTTGTCGCGGTCTGTTTTACCTGTATCGCCTTTCTTCATGTCAAACCACTGATTAGCAGCATCAAGATAGCTAAGGTCAGGATTCTCTTCCATAAGACCTTTAATACCTGCTTGGTCGCCGCTTGTACCGGCTGCAGTCTTACCCATACTTTGGACTTGTTCATACGCTGCTGCGTACGTTAAATCTTGGTTGTTTTCCATCAAGCTTTTGATTACTTTCTCAATCTTGTCCGACTTGGTGACTGTTTGACCTTGACGTAAACGAGCAGTGATAACAGACTCTCGTTCGCGTTTTTCCAAGTCTGTAGCGCTCATGTACTTATCGTAGCCTACTTGAGCTTGAATTTGGTTCATGTCACCAACAGCTTGGGTACCATCTGTACGAGTAACTAAAACTAAGCTTGGGAAGCGGTCAGGGTTATTGTAGTACTCAGCAACGTTCTCGATACCAGCTTCGCGCAATAAAGCATCATTAGCAGGTGTCTGAGTTAGTTGGTCAAAGCGCGCTACGTCACCGTGAAGCTTCTGGCCAAGCGGATTTTGCTTAGCTCGCTCCATCCAGGTATTTAGGTGCTTAGTGTCGCCGTCTGAACGGAAGCGACTAATACCATCAATCGCCATTTGTTGAACAGCCGTTTGATTCTGTTGACCAACTTGGTTTTTAAGTTGCTGAAGTTCTAACTCAGCACCTTCTTTACGAAGCGGTGCCATCGCTTGACTTTCATCAAATGAAGCTTGAGCGGACTTTTGCATTAGTTTAGCTTGTTGCATACGTAAGTCACGACCTTCACGACCTTGTACATGCTCTGCAACGGCTGCTGCACCTTTAGCCAGGCCTGCGCCTATAAAAGCTGACATTTAACTCTCCTAAGGTTATTTAGTTGGGGGTACAGGGCTATAATTAACGCCATCCGGGTCATAGTCGGGTAATGAGGAGGTAGCTGGCTGGTCGGCGAAATAGTCACTTACGCCCTTACCTATAGTGCCTACTACTTGACCTACTGCTTGACCGGCTACTTGCTCCTGGATGTTAGCCTGTTGCTGTAGCTGACTTGATTGGTTAGACAGCAAGTTAGACATACTGTCACCTGGGTTTTGGCCTAGTCCAACTTGTAAGAAACCTAGTTGGTCTTGTGCTACAGCACGAGGTGCGTCCGAACGAATCTTAGCTCGCTCTTCAGCATGACCTAGTTCAGCTTGTGCTTCTATGCTTGCACCGACAGCAGTGTTTGTAATACCGCGTTGAGCTAAGGACTCGTTGATTCGGCCCATGCTTGTTTCAAAGGCTTGTTGAGAATTCTCTAAGCCCATAGCAGCATAGGATTCTGCAGAGAGGCTGTTGTAATACGAAGCTAAGTTGTCTTGCAACGGCCCGTAAGTACCTTGCCAGTCATCATACTTCTCCTGCTCAAAAGCTAGAGCTGCGTCTTGCCCTTCTGCCGCTCTCTTCGAGGCTTTATTCGCCGAGTTAGCGGATATAGCCGCACCTGCTATGCCTACAACTGCAGCACCTACAAAAGCTACGCTCATAGTTTTTCTCCTATACCTTCTAGTACTTTTAGTGCTTCTACTTCATCGTACGTAGAGGCTGTGATTTCTTCGACTATCTTATCTACGTCTGTTTCTTCTGTTACATGCACAGTAGACCACACGCAGTCTTCATGAATAATGCCAATTTTCTGCTCTCCTTCAAACGACTCGAAGGTACAAGGACCAGCAACTAGGAACTTACGATAAGGAGTTATGATGGTAGCTAAGCCAGACTGCAAGATGTTTAGGTAACGAGTCTTGTGCACTTTGCCTACAATGACCGTACCAGCAGGTATAGCTATTTCTCTCACGTATACCCCAGGAGAGAAGTGGTTCTTGACAGGCATCTCTACAGGACTGTTTAGGTCTAGCAAGTTGTTTGCTATCTCTTCAACGATATTGCTCATGCTCGGCATGCTTACGTTCATATGAGTGACTCCCAATCACTAGATACACCAGGTGTACCTATAGTGTTTACACCTGCTACCCAAGCAGCTCCAGTGTGCTTAACGACATCGTTTTTATCGTACGACCCTGAGGACCATGTGCCCAGCCATCTCATTCTATCAGTAGCTGGGTTTAGCTCCAGGTCGTCCACTCTGTCTTCTAAGTCAGCTACAGCTTGGTTTGTCTGGTTTATAGCGTCAGTATTCTGACTTATATTAACTAGTGCGTCGTTTAAAGCCTGCTGGTCTAACGTGATTGACTGCTTTTCCTCAGTAGCTTTAGACTGCAGTGAGGTGATAGCCTTCTGCAACGTCGTAAGGGTCTCATCGAACTCTACCTTAGTGAGATACTGGCCCTCTGCGTTTGCTCTAGCGCCAGTGACTATGTCGAGGCCTTCCACTATCTTTCCTAGTACACGACGTAGGACTACTACGTCCTCTAAGTCGGGTGGGATTGCTATTATGGATTCGTTTCTAGCCATCTTTTCGTCTACTCACTCGATACTCAAGCTCATTCACTGCCCCAGTACCTTCAAATTCGAACTGTATGTAGTAACCACGTTGCTTGTCAGAAGGAACCTGGATAACGGTGGAATCCTTGCCGCTTAAAGCCTTAGAAGCTACGAGATTGTCGTTAATTATTATATTTATTATTATATCACCATCGTGGCTAACGTACACCTTTTTATACGTTTTTGCCTCTGTTAGTGAGCCCTCAACGAACCGAGGAGACTTATACTTTAAGGTAGCGTTAGTTGTACCCTTAAACAGCTCAGACAACACGCCGCCACTCCAACCATATATTTCGCTATTAGCAGCTGTAACGGACTCTAGACCTAAGTCAAGAGTTTTAAATATAGGTGCGAACCGGTAGTCCCAGACCAGCGTAGTGCCGTCAGACAGTTGCAGGTAGTAGACCTCATCAACAACTGCAGAGTTCACAGGGTCGAGCTTAACATCGCCTAGCACATTCTTAGTTAAACTAAGCACGTTACTACCTGAAGAGGAGCATAAACCGTCTTTTGAAGCCCAAACTAAAGCACCCTTCTGTACTTCCTGGATAGAAAAGTGGGACACACAACCTTGGTCGCCACGCAGAGTTTGCATAGACAAGGACAAAGGACCTGTACCTGTAACAATGAACGTCTGAGTCTCAGTCATAACTAACACGCCGTTAGCTACGGGGCCTATGCCCGTAATTGGCGCGTTAAACTGTATAGAGTATTCGGGTGGCCACGCATTCGGCTTACCTATAGGCGTGAAGTACAAGGTGTAGTCTACAGCACCGAATAGCATAGCGTAGGACTCTGAGATGTAATTTAAACCTTCAGGTGCAGCATAATAGTTTTCAGACTCTAAAAGTCGTCCATCCATCTCAGAGTCTACATACTCGTCAAAAAAGGTTGTGTGTGAATTAGGTACTGCCTCTACCATAGCGAATAAGGTACGCTTACCGCCAACGCGATAAATGCGCTGGTGCGTTGTTTGAGGGTCAGTAGAAGGCGTCAGAGGTACTCTAATCGCTCCACTAGTCTCTTTTAGTTCTTCGGACAAAGGAGAAGGGGCAGACTCCGTACCGTCGGTAGAGTTGTAATAAGTGGTAACGTATTGATATGTACCATTGAAAGCTGTAACGTCATCTTCATCTAACTCCGCATTGCCGCTAATGTCATAGACAGAGTCGGTGACCGTAGGAGTGCCTGCATCAAGTAGAGCTACTAGGCGCCACGCACCGTCGTAGTAGCGGTACAACCAAGCTCCTACGTTGTCTCCACTGTCTAAGCCTAGGATGTCGCTAATCTTAAGCGCTCTGAAATCGCCAGCAGGTTTAGTATCTACTGTTTGATAGATGGGGCCGGAACTGTTGTAGCCTGTCACGACTTGTGTCTGGACGTCTATACGCGCAGTTTGAGCAAGGACGCCGGCAGAAGCCAGATTAGTAGACCCAGGGTTTGCTGTGCTAGTCTCAGACACAACGAACTCAACAGGTACTGAGAGTATTTGTGGGATGCCTGCAGCTAGAGTGTACAAGCGGTAAGCTAATTCGCCTCTAGGCAAGTCTCCTAGCGTCAGGTCGTTCTGGACATTAAATACTTCTAGGGGCGTTGCAGGGTGGGAGTTATATGCAGCTGGAGCGGCTACTGGGGCCTCAATACCTACATAATGGTCAACCCCGTCGCGACGTTTAGTAGGTCTGCCTACGCCGTTAGTTGAGTAGAGCACATTCTGGTACTCTAAGAACGAGGTAGGCTCGCTAGCACCGACCCACTCTTGCCCCTTGATATAGAAGGTGTTAAATTTCTCTACATCGATTGCTGTAGCTAAAGGTGTTCTAACCGGTTCTAACACGCCAGTAGTATTATTAATATTAGTGTACTCAACACCTTGATTTTGGTCAAGGAATTGAGGAGCTAATCTTGTAGCTAAGCCACCGTCGAACTGCTGTATCTTCATTAGAATCCCGTCCGGTAAGTAGTACGACTTGCTGCAGCTTGTTGGTGGTCGCCGGCTGAAGACTTGGTAGCTAAGTCCAGGTCACGAGTATAGAACCCAAGCTGCTGTAAACCTTTAGCTTGATATTCCTCTGCTATGTCCATTAAGAAGGCATTGCCTATGACGTAGTACTTGAGTGCGGTGTCAAACATCGCTGGAGTAACTAAGTCGTCTGTCACCTCAGTGAGCGTTGCTGGAATCTGTAGGTAATAGCAGTCGAGAACTGGAGCTATAGCATAGTCAGTCAATACGCCGAACGGATTTATGTCGCCAGCTGAGGTCTCAGTTGTGACGCCGAATACGGGAATGACCGAGCCGTCTTCTACTGCTGCTGCAACGCCAAAAAGTGTAGCAATTGGTTGAAGCTTAGGTATAGGGTATACTTTGCCTTCCGTCATATTACGACGGTCGTAGATTACTGCTTCTGGTTCGCCTGTGTCTGTTTGCCAGTCGTACGCAAGACTTGAGTTAAAGGTGTGCCGTGAGGCTCTTGAGTTCGTACCGTGCGCATTGTCAAGCTCTGTGTGTGTTACAAACGGTATAACTGTATTGTCATACGTAACGCGCGTGAGCTGCCAGCAGTCTTCAGGGAGAGAGAAATAAGGAGAACCAAATACTAGAGGCACATTAGCTCTAGCTTTTAGGATTTTTGCTTGTTGACAAAGGTCTTTATGTCCTTCATCTAGTAGTAGTAGTAGGTCGTCATCGGTCCAGCGCTCCGCCAACTTATCGGCTAAGACCGTTCTAGCGCGGGTTAGAATCTGTTCTATACGAGTCATCGCTGTTCCTTAAAAGCCGGACACTAAGGTCCGGCTTGATTACTAAGTGCTAAGGAGTTTACACTTCCGTGTATTCACCGTCGTTTTTAGTGTACTCATCGTACTCTACAACTACAACGTACTTGCCGACTGTAGTTGCTGCACCAGTGTAGGTTAGAGTCATGAAGACGTCTTTGCCTGTACCTGTGTCAGCTTGCGTACCGAAAGTACCTTGTTTACCAAGGGTCTTCAGGTTAGCAGCAGATAAGATTTCTGAACCCGCTTCCGTAGTACCTAACTTAGCAGACGCAGAAGTAGCAGCGTCTGATGCAGTTAGTACTTGGACGTAAGCACGAACGATAACAGCGTTAGCTGGTAACGTTGCAACCAAGTAGTTGCCAGTAACGGCTGGTACCTGGCCTTCGACAACACTATCGCCTTCGATAACAACTTCAGCCAATAGGCTAGTTGTTTTCTTAAGCATCCAAGTACCGACGCGTTTTAAGGATGTATTAGCCATTTATTAGCTCCCTACTTGTAAATCGACAGTAACTACACCGTAGTCGATGTTAGCGATTTTAGCTTGTTTGTATGCTTTGCCACTTTCAGCTTTAAGCACAGTTTTACGGATTTCAGTCCATACTTCAAGAGCAGACTCAGATTTGATGCCGAAGTCTTCAGAAGACTGGAAGCGATAATCTGGTTGTTTACCCATTGCACACTGAATAGCGCCACCGCCAAGGATGATACCACGTGAATGCAAGTTAGCTGAATCGTAGTTGAAACCTTCTTGACCCGTCCATTTAGCCGTAAGAGGGTCTGCACCATCATACTGACGTAAACCAGCAAGTTCGATTTCAGAGTCATCAAGACCCCAACCAGCAACAGTACCGGCTGTTTCACCAAAGAATTGGTCAGCTTCAACGATTAGTAGGTTACCTACACGACCAACGATACCAGAGATTAAGCGGTTGTCATTACCACGAACGTCTGCATCTTTAATGATTTGTTGCCAGCCAGATGTGTCTTGGCGTAGTACATTAATCATTGAAGTATCTGCAACGAATAACCAAACTTTCTGCTCAGTACCGGCTGCGCCTTTCTTCGTAGTGAAAGGGTCTAATGGACGACGTACTTTGGCCGCACCGCCAACATAACCTTGAGAAGTTTTCAGCGTTGTACTGATACCTACAAGTTGGTTGTATGTGAAGGTAGTACCAAGGTCGATACGATGTGAAGATGCTTGAACACCGTCGTCGTTAGTTTCTAATAGACCTTGAGCAGCATCAAAAATTGCTTGGTCTTTAAAGCGAATCCATAGGTCACTTAGCTTAGTACGAGAATCTGAATGCTCGTTAATGCTTAAGTCGCCGATGTTCACGCCATCGAATTTGTCACCGTTATCAACTGGTGTACGGTAACGTTCAACTGTTACTTTATCAGAGAACTTACGTTTCTGTTCACCTTTACCAAAAGCTGATGTTTTACCTTTGATTGCTTTACCGGTTAAGTTACCGTCGAAGTCAAACACAACTGTGTGACCTGCGCCTGAATTTTCATTGTTCACTTGCATAACGATTGAAGTATCAGATGTACCTGTGAAAGCAGCCCAGAACGACTTAGATGCCGCCTGTACTAAACCTTCACGCATCCACTTCTTGCGTTCTAGCTGTGAGCCAATATTAACTACGCCTGTAGGCATATCTTGCTCCTTAAATAAATGATTGGGTTAATTACATGATGGAGGAGAGTCCCACAGGAGTCCAGGTAGTAGCACATTGCTGGTAATAGTAACTATTGAGTCAGCTAGTCCTACTGTTCATCTATAATAATTCTAACACATAAATGTGCGTTTGTACAGTTTTATTCTTTAAGAACGTACGATGGGACCTCTAGCCAGCTATATCCAAGCTTGATTCTATTAGTCGTATTCGCGTTATTAGTTATCTTAACGACAAAGTTCTCACCGCACCGGTACGCGCGGAAACTGTTGTTGGCCCCTATCTGCCCTGCACTTTTATTAGCTGGTGCACCGGAAGGTATAAAATCAGCTTCACGCAAGATAGCGCCTGTCTCATCAATTGTAGGGTCTTCATCAAAGGCTACAACACTAGGGCCGTCAACATTATTATTGCTGAAGATAGTTAAGGGAGTTCCACCTGCTATACCTGCGCCCCACAGTATCTCTAGGTCAACATCAGGTAGGTCAGCTTTAAAATACCTAGCTTGTAACCCTATGACTCTATCACAAGGACCGGCAGGAACTTGAAAGCTAAAGTACTTCACACCGCCTGAGGCAAGGTTGAATATTGAGGCAGCCTCGTAAGACCAACCCTCAAGCGCTGCAATGGCACTATAATCGATGTTTGCTGTGTTGAGGCGCGGGCTAACGATATGCGAGTAGTTCATGAAAGCTTTTGCAAAGTAAGACAGGTTAAGAAACATTTTAAACCTCTATGGTGTCTGTTAGGGTTATTTTGGTGCCCTCCGGTACATCTGTGCACGTGAATCTGAAGGCTGCAATAGCGCCTATTACTTGAATAGCTTCAGGGGCTGCGAGGTCGATTGGTTCTACACCTTGGATTGGTTCAAATACAGCAGAACCGGGCGCTCTTAACTCAATGGTCAAGGTACCTGAAGGAGGCGGGCCGAATTGGGAAATACTAGAGACAGATAAGTGATGGTGGAAACCAAGTACATGGGTTTCTCTTACGTCCTCAACAGCATCGTGAGTAACGCGGTAGGTCTTCTTTTGAACGCCCATAAAGCCTCAGTATAAATGATTCATATATATATTATAAGTCATTTATACCGAGAAGAACAATTAATAAAATTAATAAAGCTCTTTACTATAGTCGTTCGAGGATTGAGCTTTTTTAGCTTCGTTGCTTGGCTCTTGACCGCCACGTGCACCAGCAAAGTTAGGCTCGTTAGGCGCTTCAGTAGTTTGAATCTTCTTCGGTGTGTCCACGTACTTCTTAACTTTCTCCAAGAAGTCTGCGAATGCTATATCTCCGTTCTTAAGTTGGTTCGTAAGACGAGGTGGCACATCATTAGCTAACACATCATCAGTTAACGCAAAGTCGGGGTTAGCTTCATTGAATGCGGCAAGCTCAGCTTCGCGCTGTTCAAGTTCAGTAAGCTGAGAAGCTTCTGTTTTGATTGCTGAGGTCTTTTCAGTGAACGCAGTCTGATTAGCTTGTTCAAGTTCGGTAATCTTCTGGCGCCATAAGTCTGGGTCTTGTACCTTTAGCTCATCAAGTTCAGCTTTGTCTGTCGCGCTGATGTTATTGATAGCGTCTTTCTGCCAGTTCGAAGCTAAGGCTGAGTTCTCAGCTTGTAGCGTCTTTATCGACTGCTGACCTTTAGTGAATTCTGATTGGGTGTTACGTCGACGTAACTCAGAGCTTACTGCAAACTGTAGACCTTCATCAGCTTCCACACCTTCTGGAAGGTTGCCGTTCTCGTCCGCTTGCGCTACGAGGGAATTTACTTTTTCTGCGTAAGTACTCATTTTAACTCCTTATATGCGTGGCTCGGCCACAAAATGTCTAATAATATTAATATGTTCGTGTACAAAAGTACACCTATATAATAGAATAAATAATATAAACAGGAGACTAACATGCCCGTATTTACTTTTTCATCCAAAACTAAGAAACCCGAAGATACTGAAGCAGTCGAAGAAGCTAAAGCTTACTGCGACAAGCGCAACCTCAATTTTAGTGCCGTCATGATTGGCCTAATTAAGGAGTTCAATAATGGATGCAAACCTAAAGTATAAAGTTATTAGTCTACTCCAGCAACCTGAACTGTCAGCTCACATGATTTCTGAAGAACTAGACATCACATACGGCTCTGTATTGCGCGTAGAGAAAGAGTTTAACGAAGCTAGAGTAAATGGCACGCTAGAAACTCTAATCGATGTGGACGATATGGTGATGCAATCTGCTGCTACCGTACTGGATGTAGACCAAGTGACGTTAACTAAGGGGCTTAAAGGCTTAGATAAGCTAAGTCAAGACTTCCAGGTGACCGCTAGTCAAATCAACACTCGCGTGCGCTCTCTTATAATGAGTTGTGACCACCTTAGTGAGCTCGAGACAGCCGCTGACATTATTTGTTCGTTGAACACAGCGTTCGTTAACTCTAACAGTACTGCTGTTAATATACAGAACAACTTCGGAGGAGAGAACAATGCAGCCAGTCGCTACGCAGGATACCTGTCAGACGTTCCAGCCAAGTAAACTACCAGGGTTAACAATCAGTGAAGAAGAATTCGACGAGCTTTATCCAGACCTTATCGGCCATTATAACTTCTTTAATAGCGCTCCTCCTGCTGGGATTAGGGATGAAGAGTTTGAGCGTCGTTACCTCTCTAATAAGTTGTGGCGCATAAACAACTGTTACACTGTTATCGGTAAGCAAGGTACGCCTGTATTGTTCCGTATGAACTACGCACAGCACAAGGTATATGCTCGTACACGCCAGCACAGTCGTGTTATCATACTTAAGTCACGTCAGCAAGGAATCTCAACATTCTGGTTAGTTAGCTACTTCGACGACGGTCTGTTCTGTCCATTCCTCAACATCGGTCTAATGGCGCAAGGTACCGATGAGGCTTCTACACTCCTTAATCGTACTAAGTTCCTGTGGGACACCTTAGACCCTTCTGTTAAGGCTTTCCTTGGTGTAACTAATGAGAAAGATAATACCAAAGAGTACACGTTCTCGAACAACTCAACAATCTTTATCCGTACGTCATTCCGTTCAACCACTTTGCAGCGTTTGCACATCTCTGAGCTCGGTAAGATAGCTAATATGTACCCTAAACGAGCTAAAGAAGTCAAGACCGGTACTCTGCAGGCACTAGCACCTGGTATGACCGGTGTTATTGAGTCTACGGCTGAGGGCGACAATATGTTCAAGTCTACCTGGGATGAGTCCATTATGGCTCTCTATTCAGGCCAAATGGGACCCAAGGACTTCTATCCTGTGTTCCTGTCTTGGTTAGACGACCCAGACTGTCTGTTGAGTGTGACACAGGCTATCGATGAGAGTGCTCGCATATACTTCGAAGAGCTTGAGGACAAGCTTGAGGGGCGGTTGTTAAGTGTAGAGCAGAAGAACTTCTGGATAGCACAGCGACGAGAACTACAGGGTGACATATTCCAAGAATACCCTGCTACAGCTGAAGAGGCCTTTACCGCTTCTAAAGACGGTACGTACTATTCTCGCCTGTATAATGAGACTTGCGTACGTAAAGGACGAGTTAAGCCAGGTATGTACGACCCTAACTTGCCTGTGGACGTTTACTTCGACCTTGGTGTTGATGATTATGCTGTTTTAGGCTTTGTACAGTGGTATGAACACGAATGGCGTATTATCGGCGAGTATTTCAACGATAGCTATGGGTTGGTTCATTATCTCGACTATATTCGTGAGTGCGGCATCCCTATTCGTCGCTTGCGCTTCCCACATGATATTCGAGTACGTGAGCAAACTAATACTGACGCCAACGGGGTAGCTAAGTCACGTGAGGACTTCGTATTGGAGTATATACGTAAGTGGCGGCTAGACTGGAAGGTCGATGTGCTACCTAAACTAGGTATTGAACAAGGTATCGAGGCTGTACGTCGTATGATACCTGCAATGTACATGGATGTCGAATGTACTTACTTAGCTAAGTGTTTGTTGAATTACTCTAAAGAGTTTGATGACAAGTTGCAAGTGTGGAAAAAGACGCCTGTGCATGATATCTACTCCCATGGTGCTGATTTACTTCGTTATGTAGCTGCTAGTACAGTAGAAAATACCTTGTATAACACAACTAAAGCTAAGTCACGGCAGCGCAGACGCGTTCCAATGGGGCGTGTGGCACTTTAATAACTTTAATAAGCATCAAATAGTGTAGGTAAGGCTGATTGTTTGATGCTTATAGAGGTTAATAAATTTAATAAGCTTACTTTTAGAATCATGTTTGAAACTTCAATTTCCTTCTTAGGCTCGACCTGCTATATAGCTTAATAAATTTAATAAGCTTACTTTTAGAATCATGTTTGAAACTTCAATTTCCTGATGACACTTGCTAGGCCCAACCCTCCCTAGGCCCCTAGACTTCTTCACTTCTAGACGTCCAAACGCCTAAACATCTATACTTCCAGGTCTCTAGACGTCTAAACATCTATACTTCCAGGTCTCTAGACGTCTAGATGCATATAGCTTTAAGCAATAACTATATAGTTAAAAAGAATAAGCCTTATAGCTAAATGATATATGTTATATTCAAATAGAATATAATATTTATTTACTTTTATATAGTTATATGTTATTCGCACGTGCGCGCTCTATTTATATAAAGTTGAAATTGCTATATAGCTAAATGATATATACTTATTCTATTCTGTTATTAAAATGATATAAATAAAGTTGTACTTATTATTATTTTAATATATAATTAATTTTATTGATTGAGCAGCAACTTATAAGTAGCTTAAAAAATAAATAGCAAATAAATATTTACTTTTGCTTAAAAGTAAATTATAATTAAATTCAACTTATAGAGAGCAAATGATATGAAACTTAAAACAGTAATGCAAGCAATAGCAGTAGCAGTAGATGCAAGAGCAGAAGACTTACCACTTGCAGATGTACATGAAGAAGTAGCAAAAGAACTAATGAACTTGCTTGAAGAAGAAGAGAAGTATCTGCTGCAGCAGTGTATAAGTGCAGAAGCAGCAGATATAATGTATAATTAGTTGCTTATAACTTTTAGTTATATAGTATAGCTAAAAGTTATTTATTAAATTATATTATCTATAGTATAATTTAATAAATTCAAACAACAAAGAGAGTTAATTATGACTAATGAAACTTTGAAAGGCCTAGATATAATTGTAGTGCTATTAAAGGGCGAGAATTGGGAAGGTCTAGAGATTAACTATGTCTACGACCAATCGCTAACTGATGCAGAAGTAGCAGAATTCTTCGCTCCTCAAGAAGTTGAGTCAATAATTAGACGATAGTTACTTATAACTTTTAGTTATATAGTATAACTAAAAGTTATTTATTAAATTATATTATCTATAGTATAATTTAATAAATTCAAACGAAGCCAATGGAGGCTACTATGTCAGATGTACAAGTAAAGAAAGTATTCGCTGAAGTGTTCGCACTTTTATCTGCTGAAGAAAATCAAAATAAGAAAGTGAAAACTATCTTATCTGAAGTCTCAGTGTTAATGAGTAAGTCAACTAATGCAGTTGCTGAGACGACTCGCTATGATGAAGACGGCAATCTAACTCATGTGTATTGCTACTATCACAAAGAGTGGGAAGACATCACAGAATGCGAGTATGGAGCTAAGAAGAATACTAAGTCAGGTCTCAACACAATGTGCAAACTTGGTGTGAGTAACTGGACTAAACAACAGCGAGCTAAGAAGAAAGCTGAGAGTGAGTTGTTAACTAAGTTATCTACTAAAGAAATAGAAGTTGATGACCTGCCGACACTGCAAGCTGAGATATTAGAAGCCAGCAAAGTGATAGTTGCTAGATAGTTGATAGTCTATAGCATACTAATTAAGTGTGCTATGTAATATTAACTGAGAGCGAGAACTAAGATGATGAGTTATAAAGCCCTTGTGGCACCCAATACAAAAGTATACTTTAGTGCATCAAGTGACGATGCAGCTCGTGTGATAGCTAGTCTGATTAAAGCCAGTAAACTAATAAAGCAGATAAGCCCTGTTCGCCACGAGTTCTTAGCATGATGCCACAATACAGTGACCCAATGCTTTGGCCGTTATTATCGTTGGTACTCTTAGCTATAAGTATTGTTGCAACTAATTGGGTAGCTAAAAGAGGACTGCAGGCATGCAATAAGGTCAAATGCTTTATGGTATCTAGAGTTAATAAATAATTTTAATACTATAAATCTTATTTTTAAATTAACTAAAACTAAATATAGCCTATGCGTTTACGTTTAACTTAATTAGGAGATTTAAGGTATTAATAAGAATAAAATAGGCTTAATCTGAAGGGCAAAGCAAATACTTGGTTAATCCTTATATTACGAGTCCATCCGCTTCAACATGACTCGACATGAGAACTACACGATGCTACATGATTCTTTATAGCAAATGAGTACACAGGCACGACAAGTAACTAACAAGCACTACAAGCACTCTATAGTATCTAAGTAACAAAGTGCGATTTGTATTGTTAACTTAAAAATAAGATTTATAGTATTAATATAATAAGGAAACGTTATGAACATAAAAGAAACATTACACCTTCACGCTCTATGGCTAGCAAACCAACCTAAAGGTACTCGTGCTAACCTTCGCGAT